CCATAATTGGACTTCCTTAGCGCAAGTAAAGCAGTAATGCCTGTCAATGACCTTGCCGTGGACAAATGACGTAATAGACCAGACCGCTTGCGCTTGCCCTTTAACATTGTTTACTCCATATCTTGCTTTGCAATAGCAACACCAAATGCCCCTTCTACTCGGCGTAATCTTTGCCATAATCAGCCCAGTCCGTTCCAATCGCCATTTCACCGGCAAGTGCGGCATAACTGACGAGATCAACAAAACTATCCCGCTTTGGAGTTTCAACGAGCCTGGAGATTTTGACCAACGCCATGCAGATACACACGTCCAGCGGATCAACTTCCCGCCCGAAATAGCTAGACCATAGCTCAGAGATTCGCTTGATATTGATTGCCGGGTGGCCGTACTCAAGTCCTCTGTCACCGATTGTGTCAGCGGCTTCATCTAGTATTACCTTTGCTGAAAACGCCTTTTGCCCTATTCCATCCATGCGCGTAGCCCTTTCGATAGTAGTTTTCCTTAACCTTTTGGATATAGCTGTAAAGCCCTGAAACTAACATGAGTAGGCCAAAACAGATATAGACAATCTGCTCAGCTGTTAGGTTATGCTTCATTTGTGCCCCTTTCGTTATTCCAAAAGGTACGGCATTTGTCAGACATAGGAAAACCCATAACGGGCGTGTTGTATAACGATTTGATAACGGCCTAGCCGTATCGCTTGCCCTCTACGATAAATGATCCATCGCGCTCTATGGGTATGGCTACTGGCTGCACACGCTTTTTGTCAATATAGATAATGCCAAAGCCTTGCTGCCAGTTCATAGTGCCGCGTGTGTAGTAGGCTTTAGATATATCCATTAAATGACCAACCTCAAAGCCGGTCAGAGTACCCGTTAAAACGCCCCCAGAGGCCGTTGAGAAGGCCGATAACCCCTGCCTATGGGTATGACCACACACCACGCTCTTACCATGCCTCTTAGCGGCTTCTAGGGCTGTTAAACCGCCATGTGGCTTGGTGGCTTGCTCGTCACCATGAACCATGACCCAGTTATCGTGGAATTGGTAGGGCTTGCGGTGGAAGGTAACGCCTAGAGCATCGAAGGCCATAAAGTTCTCATACTCAAGCTCTGGCAGGCCAATTAGGCCAGGTAGTCTTTTACTTAGTGAGTTGTAAAGTCTGTCGGTGTGGTTGGATCTGACAATATGGGTAACGCCAAGCTCGAATAAGACCTGCTGAGCTGTGTCACGATCTCTACCAATGGTTCCAGACCACTCATCCCGACCGGATGACCAGCGGCTAATTGTTTGGAAGTCGATCTCATCGCCCACGCATAAAACGTCATCAGGTTTCCAGCGTTTGATAAAGGCTGCGATATTACGGGTGGCTTTTGTGTCATGAAATGGTACTTGTAAGTCAGATATAACGACTAATCGCTTAATCCTCATCATCCTCATCCTCGAAGGGCGATTGATCAGGATTAGTAATTGACCAATCGGGCAAGGCTGGTCTATGGAACGTGCTGGTTACGTAATCCATACCTTGCTCATGTGTGAAGCCATGACGTAATAGGGCTAGATATGCTTCATGCACCTCAATAGCCCACACGTCTAGTGGAGTTAAAGGCTCGCGCTTATCTCGTTTAGCCTTAGCCGCCTTAGCGCGGCGTAGGTTAGCGAGTTCTCTTTTTGATAGTTTTCTTGCGCTCATTGGTTAGCAACTCCAATACCATAGACTCCAGCTTATCGATACGTGCGACAATATCTGAAGCTTGTAGCATCGCTGGAACCTCATGCCTAATAATATAACGAAGCCCACCGATAAGTATGGCAGCTATTGAAAGACACGCCAGAACAAATGCAGCCCAGTCTGCTGGTGTCATCGCCGCCCGAAAGCTGGATCGTTAGGATTTAGCCAGCGGATTATTACAGGTGCAACGGCAGCAACAGAGCTTGTTAGGATTGCTTTCCAATCCAACCCCACCGCTAGATAAGTCGCTAGTGCTGCTGCTAGAAAGCTTCTTGCCCAAGATGCTGCGGCTTTTTTTAGGTTTTCCATTTATAGGCTCTCCTGTGAGTATAGGTAACCGGAACATACTCCGGTCGTTATCGCCCAGTTTTGTAAAGCTAATATGAATATGTGTCTTGTGCGGGTTAATGCCTGTGTACTTGCGCCACTTGTAGTTACGCTTCCAGCTAGCGATTTTACCATTAAAGATTACGTAAGATATTCGCTTATCAGATCTGGCAAGTAATCGTAACTGATCCGCAAGATCGAAAGCTGCGGATTTGTCGGATGCGAGATCAGCGTCAATGTCGAGGGCACGTACAATGCCCGCAACATCAGGGTTATGGTCAGACTTAGGACTGTGCGCCTTATGCCCGGGCGAGGCAGCTGCCCCATCCGAACGTCTATCTCTATTGGGGAACGCATCGTCAATCATCTCTCTCAGCTGTTGCCCCGCTTTACACAGCTTAGCCAAGTAACACCTTAGCTTCATCCTCGGTGAGTCCAAGCTTGGCCAATATCTCAGCACGTGCGGCTGCCTTATCGGCTGCCTCTTTCTCAGCTGCTAGACGATCAGCTTCAGCCTTAACTGCTGCTGCTTCTAATTCTGCGATTTCCTCATCAGTTAGAGGAACAACAGTTTGCTCTCCTGTTGAGCAATCCACTATTACTTTTTCCATTATATCTCCTTATGAGTTCTTGATGCCGTATAGAAAGAATGATGAACCTGAAACGAAATTACCACTTGGTGCATAAATTTCTATCTGGGTTATTGCATCCGTCGTTTGGACTAAATAAGCCGCTACGCTCATTATGGCTGTTGCATTATTATCCTCAGCCACACTAAAAGCCCCAATAGGTTTATTTTGTGATACTAAATATGAAGGAATGTAAAACTCGTGAGAAGAAAAAGTGTTTGCAGTTGCCGTTGCGCCAGTAGTTTCAGGTTCTGCAATTTGTCCTACTGCGAAAGAGGTTTTTGACGAAGTAGCACTTGAGCCATTTCCATCCAAAGCAATAAAAGTATAAATAGAGGTAGTCAAGCCATTTAGTCTTATACGAAATGCGCCAGATGTTACCGCCGCATCCCTTCTTATTGAAGCGCGTAAAACTAAATCCGTCATCGTTCCAGGAATAGCCGAGAAAGTAACTGATGCGGCAGATGATGTAAGTGTGTTACTTGCTATTAGTTCGTATGTCGCTGCCATCGTTAGGCCTTTAGTATTCCGTAGAGGGTCGCAGTTGTGCCAATGGCAAAACTATTGGCGGTATCCGTTCTAATTTGTACCGCGTTAATTGCAGATGTGGAACGATATAAATTTACAGTACGCTCAACTTGGCCGCTTCCATTGTAATCTCCAGAAAATGTACTTAAGCAAGTTTTATTGGTTGAACCAGCATAATTAAATATGTCTAATGTTCCAAAAGAAATAGATGTTCCAATGGTTGAACTGAAGTTAATATATCCAGCGTTAGCGCTCGTCAATCTAGCACTAGAAGCGGATGAACCATTACCAGTTAAAGCAGTTATTGAATATAATGCTGTGGCATCATTATTTAATCTGAAACCCCAGTAGCCTGTGCTTGAACTCATATTTCCGATAACTACCAATCTTAAATCCGTAAATCCTGAACTGATTGAAGTAAATGAAATAGTAGTAGCAGTACTGCTCAACGTAGTCGTAGCAATTGGCTCGTATGTCGCTGGCATTATGCCCCCTTTATGCCGTATAGGGCAAAGGTTGAACCTGATGCAAAGCCTGTGCCTGTTTTTGTAATTCTGACATAATCAACAGCGGATGTAGATTGCCATAAACCAGAGGAAAGCATAATTCTACCGCTTCCGTTTCTATCATTTCCTTGAAAACTTCTAACAGTTTTGTATTTAGACGTAGATGCGTAATCGTGTATGTCAATAATTCCAGCCGCAAAAACGCTAGCAGTTACTCCACCTTCAGTAATAGCAGCAGGCAAGAGAATAGAGGTTTGAGTTGCCGCGCCAGATGCACCTGTTACTGCACCTGTACCTTCAAGGTAATGATAAGCATAATTGCTACCTGAATCAGCCGACCCATTACCTAGCCTAAATAAAATAGAAGCATCGGCAGTACCAGCAGAAGCATCTCTAGCGATAAAGCGTAGTTGTAAAAGCTGGTAGGTGTTAGCAATATTAGTAAAGTTTATAGTAGAAGTAGTAGTGGATAGGGTTGTGGTAGCAATAGACTCAAACGAAGCTCCACCGCCCCCACTAACCCCTTGTGAAAATGTACCTAGCGTAAAGTTTTGTAGCATTAAGCTATGCCACCTACGACTACCCATGAGTTAGCTGCAATCTTGATACAAGCTGCGACCTTATACTGAGCTAAAACAGGCTGTGCAGCAGTAGCACCAGCAGATACCACAGTAGTAGTACCAGCAGTAACAGCCTTAATGGTGGTAACACCTGCACCTTTCATGTAAACATTTAGAACAGTTCCGACAGGAAATGCCACGCTGGCATCGGTTGGAATCAGAAAGTCATTAGCAGCGGCGTTATCCATAGTAATTAACTTGGAGTATTGGTCATTTAGTACGGCTGTGTAGCTCGTGCCTGTCTGCGCATTGATAGCAAACGCGACTAAGCCGTTCATATCGGCGGCGGTTAGAACGTCACCTGTGGCGTATGGATAAGACATTTGATCTCCTAATAGCTTAGTACGTTAGTGCCTAGTATACCCTGTGATGCCGAATCTAACAGGAACCCATTGACAAGGCTTTCCCCTGTGTAAACAGTTGTTATCATCCGGCGATTGTTAAAATCGTGTGATAGACCCTGCACTAGCAGGATTTGTGTAGCTTGTGTGCCGCCTGGCATATTTTTAGATACGCTGACAGCATCCAATAGATCCAGATTTAGGCCAGCCTCACAGCGTGGTATATCTGAGCCATCCTCTAGGTTTAGCTGGATAGAGTCTATGCGTAGTTCTACGTCTGATCTGGTACTGAGGAGCATCTGAGCCATGTTTAGGGATACTGTGTCAGTTTCCACGAGGATGCCAGTACGAGCCCCTGAATGGGTAAAGTAGGTGTCTATGCTTGACTGGTTAAAGACGTTCTGAGGCGAACCGCCTGATCGTGTAACTGTAACGTCATTGATAAGTAAATCGGCATCATAATTGACAGTAGCCTGTTGGTATGCAATAGCCGTACCATCATCTGAGAAGGTATAAGCCACGTTACCCAAAGACTGCGTTATTTGGTTTCTAGATAGGAATGTAGCCCTTCCTTCACCATCTAGGTAGAAACCGCCTAGCTCGCTGTCCTCGACTGTTCTAAAGGCCTCTAAAGCCGTTCTAGCCGTACCTGGATCAGCTTGTAAGGTGGTATCACCTGCGGATACGTCACGCAGTCCTGTTGGGTAGGCAATCTCATCTAAAATCGCATTGACACGTGCGCCTGATAACTGACCAGCCGTGCCGCCTGTAACTGAGGTAATGGCTGCCCCTGTAAACAAGCGGAAAGCATCTACGCATTGGAATGTGACACGGCTCACTTCATCTGTGCCTAAAGCGAAATTGGTTACGTAATTAGTTATGAAGCCTGTGAATAGGTAATAGCGTGTGCCGTTGTAGTCTGCAAATATCTGTATTTTGCGCAGCGGGATAATCTTGCCAGCGTAAGGGCTCGCAGGGTTCTCAGGGTTCCAATCGCCATTTTGATCGTAAATCTCTAGCGTAGCCGTTCCAGCTTCAAACTTAGATAGCAACCGGTTACGCCCACGTCTAATAGATGCAGTTTTAATGAGGCTTGTAATGTCGACATAGTTAGTGCCGCCTAATGCAAGCTGACCAAAGCCTAAACGACCATAGTAAGGATCATCTAGGGTTAAAGGGTTTACAAGTACGCTAATGCCAGGTGTGAAATCGACAATCGCGCCTATTACCGGTGCTGCCATTAAATAGCCACCGAGCTATACAGTAAGCCCTTACCGGACTTTTGATAGCCTAAGAATGTTTCATAAACTGTTTCAGCTAAATCTTGCTCAGCGGTTACATTTCCTGCAACGTTCACATTGATAATGATGTCCGATTGAGAAACTCCTGTGCCCATAGCTGAAAATACTGATTCCTCGAAAACATTATTAGCTTCT